GCGTAGAGCTTATCGGCCTGCTCCGTATACGACATCGGAATACCGGGGTCCGCTTCCGCATGCCAGCCAGTTTCTGAGAGTTGCGCGAGGTCCACGGAATGCGACTCGAAGCCTACGGGTGTCTTCTCCGCGTGCTTGACCTGGCCGGTGCCGTAACGCGCACGCTGGCGTACCGTGTTCTCTGCTACGCTCTCCCAGAACTGCGACTGCTCGTCAGCCTGCGGCGTGAGCTGCATCAAAGCCTGGTCTTTTCTCTGTTTGGCTTCGCGGTAGGTGCTGGACACCTGGCCGCCTCCGGTGAGTTCCGGCCGGATGCCCGTAATGTCCTGCTGCAGTGAACGGAAGATCTGAAACAGAGGCACAAGCTGATCGGAGACGCGGGCAGGCGGGATTTGGGCGATCATTTTCGAGATGTCCTGCCCCATAGGACTCATCGTAAAAATGATCTCGTTGGGAATCGCTTCTTTTTTGGCAATCGTCTCCCGGTCGAGCAGCATCTGATCCACGATGGTCTGCGCGATGGCTCGCAATACGGTCTCGATGGCCAGATTGCCGAGATCGTTGATGATTCGCTGAATGGGCACGCTATCCGCGCACAGCGGGTCCTCGCAGATGCCGTCTCCGTGCCCCGTTTTACAGACCGCCCACACATCCGTTTTCTTTTCCTCTTTGATCTCGACGGGAACGCTACCTACTTTGGAGATCTTCACCCCACCGGGGAACATGCGCTTGAACGTCTCGCGTGCCGTCTTATCCGTGATCGCCTCGAACAGATGCGGGTCCGCCCATGCCTGACGAAAGCGCCACTCCGTGGACTTGCGCGGAATGCCGGTACCCGATGCGTTCGTCACGGCGTCACGCGCCTCGGCGGATGCAGACGCTACTGCGTCGGCATCCTCGTCGGGGGGATCGGCCTGGCGGTACTGCTCGAGTTGCTGCGGGAACCGGGAGAGCAAGAGCCACTTGTTCTCCATGTATTCGTAATTGAGCCAGCCGGGATCGCTGAGCGCTTTCATCTTGAACGGCACAGCGACTTCGAGAATGGAGCAGATATGCAGTTCCACGTCTCCGTTGTCATAAACCTGCGGTTGCCCCGGCACAGGCACGGGGAGCATGCTGCCGTCCGGTTGCGGAATCTCCTCAATCGAGATATCCGGCTCTACCGTCTCGCCATACTTCTGCCGGTCCACCACGTAAGCGGTATAGCCGAACGACGGCCCGGTCGTGTACTGATGAAACGGCAATGCCCGCTGCTTGCCGTCCCAATTGTTTTTGACGCGGCTATCGAGCAGCACCGCATTGGCGTCCTTGGCCTGCTTGATATGCTGCGGATCTTCGATATCGTCAGCAACGGCCTTGACCCGCGGCGCCCCTTGGCCCATGACGGCAACGAATTTCCACAAGTCGCCCCCAAGCACGTTGATCGGATAGGCAAAGCTGACATCCGCGCCGTGCACTTCATCGCTGCCAAAGGAATCGATGGAAACATAATCGATGATCTCGGAGCCGCTGCCGGTGCCTGACGATGTGAAGCCCGGTGCGATGAACTGATCCCCACGAATCATCCGCCAGTTGTAGCGGGCCCGGTTGATCTGCACCTGCCGCTCGTAGTCAAACTGCGGATCACGGCACGCTTTGAGCACTTCGTCAATCGGGCCACCTGGTTTCCCATACTGCTCCAGGATCTGCTCTGGTGTCATCTCCGCTTGCGCGGGACCAAGCTCAAGCACTCGTTAAGCCCCGCGGCGCGTCATTAATTCCTGGATCAACTTGTCCGTCTGCTGCGCTACTGCCTGGGATGCCGTGAGCTTGGGTGTAACCGGCCCTCCAGGATCTTTGGCGGGAGGAAGCTTCACGTCATCGGGATACGGCACAATGCCGTAGCGCCTTTGGTATTCAATGTTGATGCACATGTGGAGAGCATGCCGCTCTCCCGTCAGAGCATTCTGCATCTCTTTCCATACCCGGTCCCGGTCATTCAGCACCTGGTTCAGCCGGTCCTGGAGCGTATAGATTTCGCTCTGCGATTTAGACAGGTCCTCGAGCAACCGCGCAACAACAGGAAAAAGGGCAAGCAGGCGTAGCAGCATCAGTACTCGGGAGTCTCCGACTCTGCCGTTTCCTCGCCACCACCGTAGCCGCCACCACCCGCCTTAGCCAAACAATCCGCCACGGCCGCGAACAGATCGGCGGCATAGGCGCGCCCCTGCTCGACGCTCATGCCGTGCGGCTCCGCTACTGCGTCGATGTCGCGGGCGAGCTTCGCGCCGAAGTCCTCGCCGGCTTCTTCAGCACCTTCCTCTGGTGCTTCTGTCTTGATTGCGACAGCCAGCGCGGGTGGTCGGGCACCCGCTGCCGGCGCCGCAGCACCTCGTGGATTCGCCTTGGCGCCGAAGCGCCCAGGCGACGGGGACGAGGGGGCATCGAGTGAATCGGGCTCCTCAAGCTCAAAGGGGCTTTTCTTCTTCTTCATGAATGGAGACATGCTTATTTCCTGTGCCACGGGCTACCGGCCCGCGGAGGTGTATACGTGCCGCCTTTCGGCGGGTGCTGCTTGGCGTATAGCGCTTCCTGCTGCCGCTGGATCTGCATGAGGCGGTTGACGTCCGTGATCGGCTCCGGTGCTTTAGCTTGCGCCTCTTCCATGCGCTCTGCGACCCAATGGGCGCGCGGCATCTGGTTCTGGATCTCGCGGAAGGCGAAAGCGCCGTACGAAAAACTGTCGAGACTGTCGTCTCCACCAACCCCATCTTCCGCATCCATCTTCAGTGGCTCCTCGTGTTTGGGGCCTTCGTTGTGGACCGCTTCGCGCATACAGCGGTCGAGTTCCCGGCACACACGCCAGATTTGGAGCATCGGAAGAATCTCAGGCTTGCGCTGTGCGTATTTCGCGACTTCTGCCTCATATGCCGCTTGCCCCTTGCGAGCGAATAGCGCCGTCAGGTATTCCGCATCCGGCTTGGTATCGGCTACCAGTGGCCGGAACCGCAACAAATCACGCACGTAGGCAAAGCGCGCTACGCGGTCATGCGAGTTGGCTTTCTGGATGATGATACATACCCGGCCCGCTTGCTGTTTGCGCCGGATCTCGAAGGCAATACTGGCCGCCTTCTCGTCGCGTGCGGCCAGTTGCCGCTCCTCCTCGTTGTAGTGCAGGATGAAACCGCCGTAGGGACCGAGCACGCTCTTGATACCCGCTTCGATCTGTTCGGCGCGGGTCTTCGGCTCATCGATTTTAGAGAACGCATCGGGCGACAGGTAAATGGTGACCTGATGTTCCGGCAAGTCGTCAAGCTCCGGAGCCCACCACTTCGCCAGAAGCGTGCCCATCTCAAAGCTGCCGACCTTGCGCAGCATCAACTCGTCGTAGACGTGGACGCGCTTGTCGTGATCGTTGCGGCAAAACTTGTGAAATGCCGCCGGGTGGTCGTAGCCCCAGTCACCGCTGCCCCATCGGTACCACCACGGTTTCAGCTCCACCGGCTCGATGAGATGCCGAGCCCACGGGAACTCGGTCTGCTCCTGCTCGCCTATTGGCCCGAACGGACGGTAGTCTCGGAAAAATGCCCCGCCGCTTGCATGCCAGTCCCCCTCGATCCACTGCGCACGTGTAACGGGATCTTGGCTCATCAGCATGCCCCAGTACTCCGCGTTATTGGCGAGGTACGGATTGTCGCGCAGACCGGCCGGAATAAAGATACGCCACAGCTTGGTTATCGGGTCCTGCATCGGCGTGTTCCACGGAACCAGTTGGCCGCCTGCGTACACGTCCACGAAGCGCTGCGAACACCAGGATGCGCCTGGCCCATCAGGATTCGTCGTGCTTGCTATCTGCGTGCGGAGCTTCGGGAACACCTTACCGTCGCGGATGCGTTGCTTGCTGCGAAGCGAACCGAAGAGCCGCACGTATTGCTTGAGCTTCGGGATGCGCGTGAGTTCCTCAATGCCGATGCGCGTGATATTCCATCCGCGATATTTGTTATATGCTTCCTCGTTGCCGAGATGATCCGTGTAGATCTTCGCGTTGGTGCCGGGGAATGTGAGGATAGCCGGATTATCCACAGGGCGCACGCCGAAGGGCCTGAAAAACTCCACGGCCTCCTCGATAAAATCCCGCATGTCCTGATAGCGTTCGCGCAAAAACAATCCGCGGAAATCCGGGTCGTTGAGGAACGATGTGCGGGCCGGGTCATCCTCCGGTAGCGTCGGATCGCCGCTAATCATCCAGGCAATCAGACCGATCGACTTGCCGCCGCCGCGTCTGCCGCCAAAACATATCTCGTCGCACGGGCACACTTGGAGCCATGTCTGCGGGCCGGCATTGCTGACCCAATGCTCCTGGCCGTCAGGCAAATATAAGCGGACCCGCTGGTCCGGGTGCTGCAACAGGTTCAGTTCGGTCGCCCACTCCGGTAACGGAGGGGCAGGCTGTACCGCGTCAAGGACCGGCGTCACGTTGCTTTAAATCACTTTTTCTTGTGGGGGGCTGAACGCCGCCACTCTTCCCGTTCGTGTTCCTCTTTCGGTTCACGATCTTCCTTCGGTTCCTTCGATTCCGCCTTCATCGCTTTTGGGGCCGGTTCGCTTGCGCCTTCCGGTGCAACTAAGGGCTCCTCCGCGGGAGGTTCCTCGGGTGGAGGCGGAGGCACGTATTCCTCAAGCTGCGAAGTGTCGCTGTTTACCGTCCAACCGAGAGCGTTCAACTCTCGAATAATCACGTCGATCGCAGGTTGCGCCACCTCAAACCGCTCTGACATGTTGCCAGCGCGCCCGTAGCGAAGAGCATTCAATGCGCTCCAGATTTGAAACCAATCTTTTTCGTTCATAAAACCTCCTCAGTTGACCGCGGCCGCGATCTCACAGGCCGCGAATTGCCAAGTGCCTTCGCGCCACAATTCGGAGTTCTTTCCGTGCTTGTCACGGTCCTGGCCGGCTTCCCGGCACACGGCTAATAATTTATTGCCTTCGGTCTCGTGCGTCACGATCCACTGGAGCATGTCGCTTCTGCGGGCCGTCGCGTAATCCGCCAGGCCGCCATCAGCGAACACCTTGGCGAGACGGGCGCTGTAGTCCGGGGCTGTGGAGCAACCGCACAAGGCAAGCAGGACAAGAACCACAGCTTGCTTATTCGCCATACGTTTTCCTTTTCTGGGAGCTAAAGCGTTGCAGCATACTTAGCGGGGTCCAATACGGAGAAGCCGGCAGCGGTGGCGGATTCGGAATACCAGGCAATGCTCCCAGTTTCTCCATGCCGGGATAAACATCGTACTTACCCCGTTCGTAATCCTCGTGTAACTGCTGGGCGTATGCCGTGGCATCTCTCGGACTGGAAAACATGCCCAAGTGCTTCCCGCTACTGCGGTATTGATCAATAGCTTCCTGATCCGACAGAATGCGCGATCCATCATGCGCCACCGTGGGGACCAGGATCTCCTGTCCGCCCTCCCCGAAACTCATCGAACGCACTGTTGAAATACTGCCATCTGCGTTGCGTACACGCGGCTGTGCTACCAAGTCAATATTTCCCGCACGTATCGGGCGAAGCTCATTCGCCATAGGTCTTGCGTTTGCGCCGCGGACGCGGCTTCGGCTCTTTGCCTACCCGGTACGGCAGGTTCTTCTTTGACGTGGAGGCAAAGTCGCTGAGTTGGCTTTTGGACATCTGGGCAAGTCCCTTATTGCGCTCGTAGAGCTTCTCCGGGTGGTGCTCCGCGATGGCTGTGGCTATTTGTTGGGCGCGCGATTTAGCGGGCACGGTGCGATTCTTTCTTCGGCGCCTTGCCGGTCTCACGGAGGTACTTCGCGCGTCGCACCGGATACCGCAAACTTTTCGACCTTTTAGCTGGCACGGAAAGGAGGCGGCGCTTGCTCCGCGCACATCTGGTGGATTTGCCGCACGAGCCGCTGGGCGCAAATCCCGCACGACAACGCCTTGCCTGGTGCGCGGGGATACCACACCGTATGGCCACAGCCCAACTCGACAAGCCATCCGCCTTTGGCGTCAGGCTCAACTCTCAGTACGTTTTTAGGAATTACTAGATCTGTTTGCATTAAAGATAAGGATGTTCGATGTAGCCGACAATCATGCTTTCCAGCACGTCAATGCGATCCCGCAACGATTCGGATTCAAAATGCTGGGCCTGAACGTAAGTGTTGATTTTACGGATGATAAGCCATGTCGCAAAAGAGATTCCGGCAAGTATCAGAAGAGTGCTCACCGGTAACTCCCGGCTGCGCTCGAGCCGTCAGGGTTATGCCATCCCGCGTGCCAGTGAATCCAAATTTGAAGGAGTCCGATAGCGCAACCCGTCAAAAACTTTATCTCAGAATCGGTGACCACAGGAGTTACCGCATTGGCCACCTGGATAGCGACCATCAAAGCCTGTAGGGCCGTCGAGCGAATCAATCCCATTCCGGCACCGGCGAGATCTCAGCCCCGGAATCGGTGTCGCTCAGCGGGCACCGGCAGACCGCCGGCAGATCCGACTCAAACTCCAAGCGCCACATCGCCAACATTTCCTTAGCGGCCCGCAACTCTTCTTTGACCGACACCAGTTCAGCGCGGAGTTCCCTGTTCTGTTGAGCAATGGCTAAAAAGCCAACCGCTACAGACATTTCCGCGCCTTTTCGCGCTTCCGTGTCCTAGTCTACGTTATGGCACGGTTGTGACAGATGCAATCTTCAGGAGCTTGCTATAAGAGACATTATATGTCTCTCGTGCTAGAATTGACCGAAATGCCCCATGAAATAGCCATTTCGGGCTCCCTTGAAACGCGGCAAGCCTCATCCGACGCGCAACTCCTTGAAATCTGGCTCCACGGACGCGCCACACACACGCAAACCGCCTACCGGGGGGATATCCGCCGCTTCCAGGCCGCGGTTCCGCTGCCGCTGAACTTCGTGACGCTCGCGGATCTGCAAAGCTACGACGATTCCCTCGGTCATCTGGCCGCGGCTACCCGTGTGCGGCGCCTCAACGCCGTCAAGTCCCTGCTCGCCTTTGGCCACCGCATCGGCTACCTGCCCTACGACGTAGGGCGCGCTCTGCGACTGCCTCCGGTCCGCAACACGCTCAACGAGCGCATCCTGACCGAAGCTGCCGTTCACCGCATCCTCACACTGGAGCCGAATCCTCGCAACCGGGTCATCATGACGCTGCTGTACGCTACTGCTATCCGCGTCAGCGAGCTATGCTCGCTGTGTTGGAGGGACGTGCAACCCCAGAAGGAAGCCGCACAGATCACGGTCTTCGGCAAGGGCGGAAAAACGCGCTCCATCCAGTTCCCGCTGGCCATCTGGCAGATGCTCTGCGACATGCCGGGAGACGAATCCCGCCGCGACGAAGATCCGGTGTTCCGCTCGCGTACCGGGAGAAAGCTCGATCCCCAGGCCGTGCATGAGATCGTCCGCAAAGCTGCCAAGCGTGCCGGCATCAAACAGCCTGTCTCGCCGCATTGGTTCCGCCACGCCCACGCCAGCCATGCTCTCGACCGCAACGCACCGATTCATCTGGTGCAGGCCACTCTGGGACACGCCAGCATCACCACCACCGGGCGCTACCTGCACGCCCGGCCGGCTGACAGCTCGAGCCGCTACCTGCCGATTTGGGAGTAATCTGGGCGGGATTGGCGATTGTTTCCAACGAATGTGGTCTTGACCTTTCGTTAAGATTTCCCGCCCAGAAGCTTGATCCCGGCAGTGTACTCACAGGTTGGCACAAGCAAGTACGGCGTCTCCTTCCCCTACCGCCTTACTGCCGGGAAACTGATAAGGCGCGTTCAGGCCGGACATCGTTTCTGCGCTTTCTTCCTCGAAATCGACGGATTGTCGTCATCCGGGGAGTCAATAGTTCTCCAGCGGCCCTACTTCATGGCACCGTTTCATGAGTTCTTCGTCGTCGTACAAACGTTTCCACGCTGCGTCTTTGTCCAGTCCTTCCTCGCGCATGAGGCGTTGATGCTCCTGCCAGAGCCGCTCGCTGACCATTGCCGCTTGTGCTTTGCGTTGCGCTGCCGTAAACCGCGTGGCCATGCTAGTCTAGATTGCCGAGCATATGTTGGCCCGAAACGATTATCTGGCGATTGCCAGAGCGCGGGCCTTGGAGCGCCTCGATGGCGGGCAACTCGTAGAAGCGATCATCGGGATGATTTGGGACCTCGGCCAGCACAAGATGCTCAGGGAGCACCCCGGCAACCGCATCGGAGCAATGCTGCTGATGAATCCCACCAAGCGCCGAGACCCTACCATTGTGCGGCGCTACATCGAAGCCTGCCGCTAAGGGGCACCCGGCCCCACGATAACGGCTAAAATCCAGAGCGCCAGGCCCAGCGCCAGCAGGTTGATCCGCGGGGCCGGAACGCCGACAGCGGCGAGCAAAAAACAGACCAGTGCCAGAATCAAAAGAACCAAACGCAGCGTGATTTGCATCTTAACCTCCGCCAGGAATCAGGTCGATCACGACTCCCGGCATGCGGGGGGCAGCTTGTTGTGGTGTCTCCAGCAGCGGTTGCCGAACCGCGTCAATCACCGTGCCAACGGGCGCGGCCGGAACCGACCGCTGGGACACCACCAATGTTTACGCCGAGCGGCGGCTAGTTTTTGGTTTTTGACGGGCATCAGCGATCTCTGAAAACGTGCGCTTATCGCCTTGTAAGGTCGCCTTTTGGCCGGTAAAGTCCTGCCATCGCTTGATAATTACATCGCAATATAATGGTTCGATCTCAAGCGCATAACATCGACGGCCTAGCTGCTCTGCCGCAATAATGGTGCTGCCACTTCCACAAAAAGGCTCATAAACCACTTGGTCTCCGTTGCTGTTGTTCTGCATGGGCCGCCGCATACACTCCACAGGTTTTTGTGTGGAATGCCCCGTGTCGCTTTTGAGAGGCTTATCAATATTCCAGACTGTCGTCTGACTTCGATCCCCGGCCCAATTTCCTTTACCTCGCACGGCGTACCAACATGGCTCATGCTTCCAGTGATAATCTCCGCGAGAAATAGCGAAGTTGTTTTTTGACCAAATAATCTGGGCGCGAAGCACGAAACCACAATTCTGTAGACTGCGCGCTACAGTTGCTGTATGCAGTCCCCCATGCCACACATAGGCAATATTTCCAGAGAACAATTTCCATGCCGCTGACCAATCTGCTCTGTGGTCATTCGATACAAGCCCTACGGCGCGAGCGCCGTAGGGCTTGCCATTCGCTCTATCCGCTTCATTGCGCCAGTTGGGATCGTAATCCACTCCATATGGCGGATCTGTGACCATCAAATTCGGTTTAACTTTATCCAGCAATCTTGCAACGTTGGAAGCAGTCGTACCATCACCACAAAACAACCGATGATTACCAAGAATCCATAGGTCTTCCCGTTTACTAACTGCCACTTGTTGCACATCTGGAACTGCGTCCTCATCGGTCAACCCCTGATTCTTATTCGCAGTGAATATCGCATCGATCTCACTGCCGTCAAATCCTGTAAGCGAAAGATCGAATCCCAAGTCTTTCAACTCGGTAAACTCAACTGACAACAATTCTTCGTCCCATTCCGCCCACATGACAGACCGATTCACCATCAGCCGGAATGCCTTTACCTGCGCGTCGGTCCATTCATCGCACAAGATGACGGGAGCTTTAGATATTCCCATCTTCACGGCAGCTTTCAGGCGAAGATGCCCATCAACGATCTCTCCTGATGACCGCGCGAGCACCGGAATCTTGAAGCCGAACTCCTTAATGCTGGCGACCATTCGATCCACAGCAGCATCATTTTTGCGAGGATTACGCGGGTACGGGACAAGACGCGCAATGTCCCATGTTTCGACCTGTGGATTCATGATTGACCGGGAACTAGGTCGATGACAACTCCAGGCATCTTGCGGGGCTCCTGCTGCGGAGCCTGAAGCAATGCCGCAGCAACGTCAATCACCCTATCACTGGATGCAGGAGCAGCGGCTTGCGAAACTACCAGAACCACCGGTGAGCCTATGTTGCGCTGATCGCGTTCCCAATGCCCAAGCTCTTGGGCCGCTTGCGCTTCGATTTCGCGGATTTCCCTGAACAGCCCGACATCGACTTCGTAGATCGGAACCACACGGGCATCCGTGCCTGATCCTACGGTTTTCACGGTATAGCACAACGCGCCCGTTTTCCCGCCCGCCACGTTTTGAAAGCGCGGGTCTTTGGCGCGCTCGTCAATAACCGTTTGCAGGCGCCGCCAGCGGTCATTGAGCCGGTAGAGGCGGCGTTCCTTGGACGCGACGCCTCGCTCCATCAGGTGATCCCGCCAAGCATCGTAGTGCTTGCGGACCTCAGCCTGAAACTCCGGTTCCGTTTTCCAGTTTTGCAGGCTCCTGCGGGAGACGCCGACTTTTTTTGCAATCTCGACTTCAGTGAGCTTCTCCTGGGCTACCAAAGCAGCCGCATGGATGCGGGCCGAGTGGCGTTTTATCTCAGACAACTAGTTTCCACCTCGCGGAACAGCGCACGGTCCAGATGGCTGAGACGTTTCAGGGTGTAGGCGCCCCGCACATTACCGTCCAGCGAATCGCGGGTGTGCACAATGCCATCACCATCCGTCCACGTGTCCGATACCTCGCGATCGTGCACGTAGCGGGTACCGGCCTGCCAGCGCGACGGGCCGGCGAAAAGGATTGCCCCGTCCAGGCGCCTGCCAGGGCCGAACGCTTTGGCAAGCCCAGCGCGGATCAGCTGGCGCACCTCGTGGACCGGAGCGAGGTAGCAGAGACCGCCCCACGGACGCAGTACAGGGAGTTTTTCTTGTTTAGACACACTTCCCAAAGGCATAACGACTGGACCAGGCTACGAAGCCGCCTACAAGGGCCAACCCCGCCAGTTCCGGGGTCCTACGCTACCGAGCGCTCCTCGTGCAGCGCGAATGTTTTCCAACTCCGCGCACCGTTGCGCTCCTGCTCAAGAATCTCTTTACGCTCGAGCGGATTGGTGAGCTTGTCCAACGCGCCCAAGGGGAAACTGCAATGCTCGACGAATTTCCGCTTGCCCAGGATGGCGAATAACCGCGGCATGTCCGTAATCTTGCGCTTCATCTGCTGCTCACCGATCTGCGCGACGAACTGCTGCCCGTTGACGCTTAGCGCTTGCGTGGCCTCGAGTCCGAGCCGCGCAACCAGTTCGGCACGCAATAGCGATGCCTCGGCCTGCTTTTCTTTGAGAGCGGCGATTTCCAGATCCAGGTGTCCTAATTGGTCTACGAGCGCGCTAATGGCACGCTGCTGCGAGGATCGCGGCATTTATAATTGTGATACTGTCGCCGCAGATAATAAAACCAACAGTACATCGGTACTGTAAGTGATTGAAATAATGGATTAAATAATTTTAAGAGTCCGGAGTAATGTTGAACTCGGAGGGCTTCATCGCAGCCAGCGGGCCGAACACGATATCCGCTACGGTAATGCCGAAAAACTCCGCAATGTAGTCCGGAGTCTCGACACGTTCCGAGAGGATTTCGGTCCACGGGCACCGCTTGTGCACGTAGGGGTAATCCTTGCGCACGGTATCCAGGATCGTCCCCCTTATGCGCGTGCGCGCGTAACTCGCTTCCGCCTGCTCCGTAGTCGTGCGGATGCGGCCCGGCGCGTATCCCGTGCTGGCCAACACCAGACCGAGATAGCCCGCCCCGATCAGGTCGTCCAACTCAAAACACGGCGGCAGGTTCCGCACAATCTGGGCCGCGATTTCGGGTACCAGCGGCAAGTGCCGCGCAATGAAAGCGTTCTTCTCGTCTGCCGTCATAGTGTACGTTCGACCACATCCCTGTATTGAGGGGATCATAGCAGAGCGAATGGCGATCTCTAAGAATTATTTTGTGAAATATTGCCCAATTTGTGACGATCAGATAAACTGGTACCCCAGTTATACCCGGCGTAAAATAGCGGCTGATTTACTGACTAAAGACAGAAAAGTCTGAAAATCGGCCGGGAAGCGGCGGGCAACAGTACCTGCGGGACCTCAAGCGGTGGAGGTGTGCCTGTACGGGGGAACGGGTCAGAGCATGCCACGCAGCGGGTCTCTACCCGCGAACGGATCGGGATTACGCAGGTAGCGTTTAACGGATTGGACGCTTTTGTGCCGTGTGCGCTCTGCGATAGCCAAGTCACTCGCCCCATTGAGATGGGCGCCGGTCACAAAGCCCGAGCGCAGCGAATGTGCCCCATAGAGCTTGGGGTCGAGACCGATGGACTCCGCAGCCAGCTTGACGGTGCGGTTGATCGTCTCGCCAATCATGGGCTTCCATGCGAGCCGGTGGTTGCGGGATTTGAGGCGCAGGA